TTACCTTCTTTTACTTGTTGACCAATGAAATACGAATCGAGAACAGCGGTTGGTAATGGTGCACCTATTCTTGCCATTGTCTTACCAACATTAGCTAAAACACTTTTGTTTGTTGCAACCTCAACAGGTTTTTCTCCAACTTTAATCTCCATTGGATTATCAGCTGCGTATTGTTTTATATCTGCCTGTGTTGCTACATCTCCATTCGCAGTTTCAAATGCACCAACATCATTGTTCCATTTTAAACTAACTTCTTGAAATTTTTCAACTGGATCTGCAATTTGTTTAAAACCTAAAGATTTAGTTGGAAAAATACCATCATCTACATTTGGTTGTAAAGTTACTTGTATATCTTCTGCTGTCTTTAAAATGTTTTTTACTTTAGGATCATCAGGATTAGGATTAGACTCAATATATTTTTCAGCCATTTGTTTAAACCCACCAGTTCTATTATATGGTCCTGCAATTAAATTTCTATTTGCAGGAAAATTTTTACCTCTTCCTTTTTTGTAAATGTCTCTTTGATGATCTATTTCAAACAAACCTCTTTCACTTAAATATTTTTTATTAAGTCCAGTAGGAATTTTAACAATGTCTCCATCTTTAGAAACTGTAATAGAAAGTTTTTCCATTAGTTCTTTATTATCTAAAACTAATTCAGGATTTTTTCTAATTGGCTCATTAAGTTTTCTAGTTTCTGCTCTTTGTTCTAAATTTAATTTTCGTTCTCTGTCTGTTAGAGCTACGTCTTTTTCTTTAATTCTTCTATTAACTCTTCTTTCTGCTCTCGAAACTAAATCTTTTTCTCTTTTAATTGGATCAGCTTCTCTTTTTTTACGTTTAGTATTATTTTTATTTCGATCGTATTTTAATTTAAAATTTTCAGTTTCATTAGCAACAATTGCTTTTGCAGCTCTTAAATTTGCAGGCTCTCCAACTTCTTTTGCTGGTTTAATATATTTAGAAACATAATTAGGATCTTTAACCATTTTTCTAATATCTTCTACATATTGTTCAACAGTAGCATCTTTAGCTATGTTTAATTTTTTAATTATGTTTGTGTCTTCAATATTAATTTTATATTTATCTTTAGCTATTTTTTTAATTTCATTTTTATCTACAACACCTGTTGAAATTATTTCATCAATTACTTTACTACTATTACGAGATCTACCTAGAATCCCTTTACCTTTAAAGTTTTCATCATAAACTCTTTTTACAGTAGTTGATGGTACTCCTATTAATTTTGAAATATCAATAAATCTTATGGGTTCACCTTGTGCAATTAATTTTTCTATAGCATCAAAAGCTTTTTGTCTGCCCTCTACGTTTCTAGCTACCATTTTAAGATATCCAATCTAAATTTTTATATTTGTTTTTGTTTAAGTTTATAACATATGATTTTACACTTTTTTCGCATAATTCCATATCCATATGTTTAGTGTATAATTTGTTAAGAGGAGACTCACCGGTAATTGTGTAAACTAATCCAAGTTTATTTTTAGTTGCTTGTTTTTTTATTTCATCAACACAAAGTCTCATGGCCTTAAAAAGTTTTATTTTACCTGTCTTTGGATTTGAGAACAAACCATACATAAATCCAAATTTAGCTTTCTTATCTACATACAATCCAGCTGCACAAATCTTTTCTTTCTCACTAACCATCACACCTAACGGCGGTAACATTTCTTTTGGAATAGATAAATCCCATTTATGTTGCTTACACCATTTACTAATAGTGGGGTAATCTTTAGTTAGATTCCATTTCTTAACTTGCATTTAAAGTATTAACGTTTTTTATATCTTCGTTATTTGCAAAAGTTTTCCAGTTATCAAAAAATTTATCTTCTTCTTTTAGAAGTTGTTCTTGATCTTCAATTTCAAAGTAATCAGTAAATAAGATATTGTTGATTAAGATTCTTCTGTTCTCTGATCCAAATACGTAAACTGTGTTTTCATCATTACCTAATGACTTACCGTGTTTAGTATCTCTGACTCTCATCCAAGTACCATCTTCATTTACCATG